ATTGGCTGGTGGCATATCTGGTTTAGGTGAAGATGTTGCTGCTGCTAACATGCTTACGTATGGGTATAACTACGCCCCTACAGGAGCAGCATTTAACCAAACAATGCGTGAAGTGGGAGGTGCTACACGAGGCCTTAACATGGCAACAACAACTGCTGCTCAAGCCATCGGTGGTCTGCAAACTGGTTCAATGGGTGGAAATCTTTACCAATACGGTGTGCACACAATTGACCCAAAGACTGGGCAACAACTTAGCACAGAAAATATTGCTCGCCAAATGTACAACCGTATATTCCAAAATCAAAAAGGATTAACGTACAAGGATGTACAAGGATCCTTGCAATACGGTATGGCTGGAGCCAACCTTCGTAATATGGGATTATCTGATGCTCAACAACAATTATTTTCTACAGCATTTTTAAATTTTAGCCAAGGTAAATCTTTTGACTTAGCAAATATGACTAGTAAAGGTAACCCACAATCTCCTCAGTACCAGCAAATAACTTCACAAACAGACTTAATGCAACGAGCAACGGACCCAATGATTGTTGGATTCCAAAACGCAGCAGACACTGTAACAAAATTAAACACAGCAATGGCTGGTTTACCTGATTCCTTTTTTCAATTAAAAGCGGCTATTCAAGGAGTTGCCAATACATCTGCTGGTGCTGGAATTGCTGGTGCCATTGCAGGAGTAGGTGCTGGTGTAGGCACTGCTGTTGCTGCTTCTGGACTTCGTAAACTTTTAGGAGTCGGAGCAGGGACAGCAGCAAAAACAGGATCACAAGTTGTACAAGCAGGAGCAGGGATGGCATTGAAAAAAGTAGTGCCTGTTATTGGTGGAGTTATTGCTGAAAAAACTGGTTCAAGTTTTATGAGCACAATAACAACAGGTGCAATTGCTGGAGGCGCTATTGCTGGAATTGCATCAGGAGGTGCTGCAGCATTGCCTGGAGCAGCGGTTGGAGCATTGACGGCTGGTGCTGGATGGCTTATTGGAAAAGCAACCGATGCTATGACGTCAAAATCAACAAAACTTAGCGCGGCTCCAGATCAAACTCAATGGGCAACAGCATTCTTAGGTAAAGTTGGTGCACCTGTAACTGCAAGTAACCTTCAAGCCATGACTACTTGGATGGCACGAGAAGGTGGTAATTGGAACAACAACGCAACTTATAACCCACTTAATACAACCCAAAATATGAAAGGCGCTACTTCTATGAATTCGGTAGGAGTAAAAGCCTACGCTTCATGGGATCAAGGATTACAAGCCACAGTTAATACAATAAACAATGGGAAATATAGTCCTGTATTAAATGCTCTTCGACAAGGAACTAGCGCAGCGGCAGTATTATCTGCAGTACAAGATTCTCCTTGGTCAGGGTCAAGCCATTACGGTGGAACTTTAGCCTCTGGAGCATCTTCCTCATCTACTGGACAAACAGTAAACATTTCATTGACAATTGATAAAGCATCAGATGCTGAAGCAATTGTCTTTGCAAAAAAAGTAAAACAAATTCTTCAAAATGATAAATCATTGTCTACGATAGGAAGCAAATGAATTACTCCTCGTCTTCTCCTAGCAAAGGTAAACGTCCAAGTTTTGAGGACAATCTTGCAGCCTACAACGCGAGTACTGCTTCTGCCATTAGTAAACGATTAAATCAACGTGCAAAAGATCAAGCAGTTGAAGATGCGCTTGCAAAAGTAAACAAATTAAATCAACAACTCAAAGATTCACAAGCAAAAGAAGCGTCAAGTCTTGGAACAAAAATTCAGGCTGAAAAAGAGTTAGCAGTCTATAAGAAAAACTTTAATGATAAATACGCAATAAATCCATCTGATCCAATTCTTATAGATATCAAAGGATGGATTTATAATCAAGAACAAATTATTATTAAATCAGATTCCGAATTAAAAACAGCCAATGCAAAAAGTCTTGCTTTAATCCAGCAGATAAACCAAGGAGTGCACGCGCATCCAAAACAAATTATTGCAGGGGCAAAAGCAGCAAAAAAAACAACTAAGAAAAGTGTAGTTGATGCTTCTCCTGCGGGTACTGGCCCTGCTTCTAACCAAGGACCTAATCCACCGCTGTACAAATACAACGCACCAATGGTAAAGACTGCCTACCTCACCCCTTTTGGTCCACAAGGATCAACTTCGTACAGAGGTATGAATTCAGGAACGTTTACAGATGCAGCAACTGCGTGGTCAGGAAATCTTGGTGCCAAAGGCACTATCCAGATGAGCCGTGTGTATGCATCTTATAACCCAACAACAGATACAAAAAACGTTTACTCAGATAATTTATATGGATTTAAATTTCTTTACAACCCTACTGAGGTAGCAATGGCTTGGGGAACAAGCACTGAAGCAAACTGGGATTATGTATCTCTTGGTTTAGATAAAGCATCTGTTGTTGCATTGGGTATCTTAAAAAGCACAATTACTTTTTCTGTTTTGTTAAATAGAATTGGTGATATGAACTTCCTTGAAGATGATGGAAGAATTAACCCTATAAAGTTACAAGACTTTCCAGATGGCACAAGAGCATTTACTGGCGGATTCAATCCATATCCAACTGTTGTTTCTCCTGAAGAAGGAAGTCTTATTTACAAAAAAGGAACTATGTATGATCTTGAATACCTTTTTAGAACTATAATGGGACTTAACTCCGAATACACATCATTATTAAATGGTAAAACCTCTGATAGAGGTTGGCTTAATGCCGCCCCTGTGGAGTTGCACCTGGGTGATGGATTACGTTACCTTGTAAGAATTTCGACGTTGGATGTAAACCACATTATTTTTAATGACCGAATGGTTCCTATGCTTTCTACTATTAACTTTACCTGCCACAGGTTTTATGACGGTACAGATGTTACTGGCGCAAATGATCCTTCTAAAAACGCTTCACAACCTACTCCAAGTTCATTCCACTACTAAAGTTTAAAGAAAGAAAATTGTAATGATATTTTTAGATAGCAGATATGCTGATGGAACTATCTTTAAAGCATGGGATGCCAGAAAACAGGAATACCATTTAACTGTATTTAGACAATGGCCCACCTATGTCCAATCATTCTTTATTTACGAATCAGTACAAGGTGATCGTTTGGATAACCTTGCTACTCGTTATTTAGGGAACCCAGAACTATGGTGGCAAATTCTTGACATTAATCCTGAAGTTATTGACCCTTTTATAATTGAACCAGGAACTCAATTAAGGATCCCAAATGCGTGACCCACAAAGACAACATAGGTTTGGTAGTTCTTTTTCTGTGTCCTTTCCTGATTTTCCAGGATTTAGTTTGCCTCCACGCAGTCTGCGATTACTGCAGGAAATGGGGAAACACGACGTTGTAGAGTTGCATTACCCAAGGTTTAGTAACTTTATTGTAAAAGCAATCAAAACAGGTGTACCTGTAGAAATTAACTGGAGAAATGATAAGGCTTCTGGCCGTTTTGTTGGCCATGCTATCGACGTGTCTTATCCAACAGTACAGACCATTGAAAGAACTATAACAATTACTTGTGTAGGTGCATCGTACTTAATGAAAGAAAAAGAATCTAAGATTTGGAAAAATAAAACTGCCCCTGAAATTGTTACGGAAGTAGCCAAAAAATTTAAACTTAAACCATTTGTTACTCCCAGCCCAATACGTTTTACACAACAGTCTTTGGCTGGGCATTCTTACTGGGAAAAGTTAAATGAACTTGCAGAAAAAATTGGATATGGTATTCAGGTAGTTGGAACTGAATTACATTTTCACCCTATCGATAAAATGATTGATCAATTTATGCGCAGTATCCCTGTAATGTCATTTTCAGACGCTTTAACTAGTGCAACTTCTACCTATACTTCTCCAACACTTGATATGTTTGAACCTAAAATAGGTGACTTTGTAGAGACTCAACCAACTACTAGAAGTAGTAAAGTAGTCAGTGGAGTTGATCCTATTACTAGCAAAACTTTTTCCGAAAAAAGTTCGCCTAATACAGTGGGCAAAAAACTTAGATCTACAACAAAAGATCCTTTATTTTCCAGCATTGAGACTGGGGTTGTAGTAGGAAGTAGCGCAATGGCTAAAGCATTGTCTGAGGCTAAATCCCAATTGGGACGTCTATCAATACCCGCACGAGGTGCTGGTCAGGGAGACCCACGGATAGCACCATGGCAGACTATTGAGGTAAGGGGAACAGGAGATACTTCCGATGGTTTTTGGATTATCTCTAAAGTAGAACATTTAATCTACCGCGATGGTCGATACCAAATAGAGTTTGATTGTGCTTCAGACGGTATAGGAAATAACAAACCAAGTTCTACTAGACCAACTTCTGCTGGACAAGTAGCAGTAAGAAATGTTGCCTATGAAATGACGACAACAAACAAAAGAACCCCAACATCTTCTAAACTTACATCTACAACGTCAATGATTACCCAGGGTTCGGGTGGTCTTAAGGTATCGCCAAGAAGATGGGTGGGTAAATAATGGCTGAAAAAACTATAGCGTTACCCTTCTCAATTGATCCGTACGGTAAGGTTTCATCAACTCAAGACCAATCTAAAATTTGGGCAGATAGAGTTAGGTCAATTCTTGGTACAACTTTACGTGAACGAGTTATGAGGCCTACACTTGGAACAGTTATTCCTTTTGCTATTTTTGAAAATTCTGACAATGCTGCTGCTGAAATTAAAGTTGAGGCTGAACGTGCGTTTGCAGAGCAACTACCACTTTTACGACTACAGTCTGTTATCACAACTGTTGATGAGAACACGGGCGTTTTAAACGTTGAAGTGATTTACGCATTACCAAACAATGAGACAGTAAGCACCGTCATTGGTTTGGTTTTGGTACAAGGTGCTACCCCAATCTACCAGGAGTTATCATGACCACAACACCAGTATCGAATATCCCAATTTCAGTCGACTACACTGGTCGTGACTATTACTCTTTACGTGAGGCATTAATTGCCCGTATTCAAGATCGTATTCCTGAGTGGACAGCCTCAGATCCCGCAGACTTTGGTGTTGCATTAGTTGAAGCCATTGCATATATGGGAGACCTTACTGCTTACTATATTGACCGTTCTGCAAATGAAACTTTTTTACAAACTGCAACACAACGATCAAGTATTTTAAGTCTTGCTCAAAGTTATGGATACATACCAGCAGGTTTTCGTCAAGCCACTGTAGATATTAGTTTTTCAAATAGTTCTTTGGAAAATATAACTATTCCTTTGGGCACTGTTGTTAGTGGTGATGTTGTAATTGGGGACACAGTGCAGACTATTTACTTTACAACTAATGCGGATTCTATAATTGACGCACAAGTAGATGGAATACCTGGTACTAGCACCGTAAGTGCTTCTGAAGGGCGCTCTGTCACTTTGGTTGCAACGGACGTTAACTCTTATGGTGAACTAATAGGAACGTCTTCAGGATTACCAGGAATGTCTTTTGATTTAGGGGAAACTCCAGTAGCAGATGGTTCAGTTGAAATTTATGTACAAGATGGTGATGTGTACTCTAAGTGGACGCAAGTTCAACATTTATTAGACTATAACCCAACAGACCAGGTGTATACCGTTTATTTACAAGAAGATAACACTGTAACAATTAATTTTGGTGATGGTGTTTCTGGTTTTATACCAATTAATTACTCTGAAATTAGAGCACGGTATGTAGTAGGTGGCGGTGTTATTGGCAATGTTATACCAAATACTTTAAAAAACATTGAATATGTTAAAGGATTTTCTGAAACACAAACAACTGCTTTTTTAAGTTTTGTTACTTTAACTAATAATTCTTCTGCTCTTGGT